ACAGTTGCTCACCGTCACGCTTGACACGCCCGACCCCACCGTCGTGCTGGTGACGTACACAAGGCCGCTGTTCGCCAAATACGTGTTCGTATCCGACGACGTCAACACCTCACCCACCGAAAACGTCTTGATAGCCATAACTAAAATCCTAACCTGTTCTCGTCGAGGGTGCCGTAAACACTGTTGTTCAACACCAAATAGTTGTATTGCTCCGTGCCCGCCAACTGGAACGTCACCCGGGTCTGCTCAGGGGTGCTGCTAATCGTCCAACCAATGATATTGGCGGTGTACGTCTGGCCCCGCAACGTCAACGTCACGCCTGACTGGTTGTTGATCGCGTCCAGCGTCCGGGTCGAGGTTTCCGTATTCAACAGCACCGACAACGTGTTCGGCACCGCCGTCGTGTCCTGCAAAGCCCCTTCGACGTATTGGGCTACAGACAACGCCTCAGATGCGTTTAGTGCGTAGGTGTCGAGCCGGTACGAATACCGACCCGTTCCCGACACTGTGGGCGTACCGCCGTCAATCGTGACAAGAACGTAGGTGGCGTAGTTGTCGGCCATTGACATGAACTGGACCTGCTGGTACGTCGTGTTGGCACCGCCAGCATCCCCGAACGCGTAGAACGTGGTGTATTGCTGCCAGCCTCGCGTGTACAACGCCAGCCCTGTGCTGTATGCGTACAGCAAACCCTGCTCCGTGTTAACAATGGTTTGCATAACGTTCAACGCGTTCTCGTCCGTCACAGTGGTCGCTGACAACGTCTTGGGTGCCTGCGACACGACAGTGTCGTAACTCAACCCGAGGTCGGTGCAAACATCCTCAAACGCCACCTTCGTTGTGGTGCCGGCGGACCATGTGCGGGTGATGCGGCCCCGCCCCAACGTGGCGAACGCGTCCTCCAGCGACAGCGTCCAAGTGTCCATTGCGGCCACTGCGCCGTAAGTAATCTGAAGGTCCGCTACGCGCAACGGGAAAACGAACGACGACGTAGGGGTCGTGTTCGGGTTGTACAGGCGCAAGGTAACAGTGTCGCCAATGTTGATAGTGGGCAACAGGTCGGGGCGGCGTCCGTTGATGGTGGCACGGCCCGCAGCGTAAAAGTCGGTCAGGACTCGACGCCCGGACGTGACCGTGACCGTCTGAATGTTCGTAATCGAGACGGGGCCCGGTAGTTCAGCCGTCCAGTACGGGATAGCCATGGCCTAGTACGTCACCGCAATCGGCAACGGCCCATTCTGGCGGGTCCACCGCTGGATAGCGTCCACCACCGACTGCGGATCACCACCGTCCACCTGCACGTTCACAATGGTTTGCCCCATCGTGCCACCGATAGACGGGTCAATCTGGTTGAGGCTAAGCATGGAGATGGGGATTTCGCCGTAGCCGGGGCCGACATACCCATCGGGTCCAGTCAGTTTCGGGGCGGCGGCAGCCGCTGTTGCGCCCCCAGTAGCGGCTTTGGCGGCGCCAGCAACAATGCCAGCCCCCAACGCGGTGCCAGTCCCCGTTCCTCCGCCAGTGGTGCTTACGGGGGATTCAATGGCGCGGATGCTGCCCGTGGTGCCTCCGCCGTCTGCGCCAAGCCGCCCAAATGACACAGCGCCCAACGGTTTGATGTCGCTACCCGGTTTGACAAGGTTGATACCAGCAATGACAAGGTTGATGGCTTTGATCCATGCGTTGGCCATGAACTCGAAATAGGTTGCCAGCCCGTTTACGACGTTGCGCACGACGTTGCGGAAACCCTCAAACTTTGTGTACGCAACCGTGATGCCGGTGACGAGAGCGGCGATACCGACCGCGATAAGGCCAAACGGGTTGAGGGCCATAGCCGCGTTTACGGCGAGAATGGCTGTGGCGACAGCGCCGATAGTGCCCGCAATAATGGTGAACGCTTTCGGGTTGTCCTGCGCCCAATCCGCGGCCTTCTGCAAATACGGCAACACCTTCTGCAGCACTGGGAGCAGCGCCGCCCCAATCGACTCTTTGGTCTCGTCAAGGGACAGTTTCAGTTTCGCAAACCCGCCAGCAGCCGTGTTGCTTGCTTCCTTTGCGGCCCCACCAAACGTGCCTGTCATCTTGGCAAACACTTCTTCAAGGGTTGCGCCGCCCTTGATCATGTCGCGCACTGACGGGTCTAGTTTGGCTAGCGCCGCCGTGTTACCCCCGTACGCTTTTTCCAATGCCTTAGAAACGGTTTCCAGCGACACACCCTTCGCCGCTGCGATGTCCATAGCAAGGCTGGCAGCGTTCTGCGCCTCGTTGACATCCTTTGTGACCCGGACAAGGCCAGCCAGCGCCGGACGCAACTGATCGTCCGTGATGCCGAGATTTCGGCCCTGAGCGCTGATGTACTTCTCAACGCTCTTAATCTGGTCGTCGGTTGCCCCAGTCGTAGCCTTCAACTGGCGGGCAAGCATTTGCTGGGACTTCTCGTCGTCAATAGCAGCCTTGACCGCGTCCCCCATGGCGGCAGCCAAACCCGCCACCGCAGCCGCCGCCGGTAGTGCGGCCTTCTTCAACGCAAACTGCGCCTTCTCGCCCGTGGTCTCTAACTGCTTGAACTGGGCAATGGCTTTGCTAATACCTCTGCCGTCAAAGTCTGTGACTATTGGAAGGTTGATTGCCATTAGCGCAACTCCGCGTTTGCTTCACGCATGATTTTTTTCATCAACTGCTCAATTTTGTTCTGCATTTCGCGGTCAGCGCGTTCATAGGCTCGCCACATGACGCGCGACGGTTTGCCGTATCTGGCCGTCAACGCTGCCACCATTTGTTGCCCTTGCGGCGTGGCTCCTTGCCCAGACGTGTCAAACAGAACCGCGGCCGGACCCTGCCACTTGATGCCGAACGCTGCCAGATTGCGGGTGTAGCCCCCGATGCTTTGCGGGCGTTTGCCGGACACATACGCACGAATTCCGGCATTCCATTGCAGCCAATTACCGTATTGCCGCCGCCCTTCTTTGGCTTGCATCTGGTTAGCGCCATACGTCAACTTAGGCGGCCGCTGCTTTGGCGATTTGGAATACGGCAACACCTCGTAGTTAGAGCCTTCCGGTGTCCACGATCGAGCCATGCCCGACAAGGGCGGCTTAGTCGGCACAAAGTTTTGGGCTTGTGCCACTACCGGCTGCACAATCTCCCTGTATTCAGTGGTAATTGCCCGTCGAGCCTTTTTGTCAATGCTGTTAAGCACCCGCAACGCGTCCTTAATCCCCGCAGTTGTGATTGTGGTTTCGGCGGTCATCGCTGTTTCCTCGCTTGCTCGTTCAAGATAGTAACAACCGTGGCTAGGTCACGCCCCTCAAACGGTATCTGCGGTGGCCAGTACCCGGTAGAGACAAGCACCACCGCCAGCGAGTAATGGTACGAGCCTTTCAGGAAGGGTTTTCGGGTTCCTGCCCGACAACCTCAATCGCGGCCAGTTTCTTGACGTAGTCGTCAAACACTGCGGGGACGGTAATGCCAGCCTGTTTGCAGGACTCGAATGCCATGAACGCTAGATCCTCGACGCCGATGCCGGCGGCCAGTTCGGATGCTTTGCGCTTGTATTTGCGTTCCCATGCGACGACAACGTACAGGTTGGTGGTGACTGTGTAGTCGTCGCCGTCGTTGGTGGTGACGTGCAGGTTGAGTTGCATTGGTTCTCCCTAGGTTGTGTGTAGGTCAGGTGACGTCGCGGACCCATGTGCCGCCGGTGAACGTGGCGGTGACCATGGCGAGTTCGCCGACGGTGCTGGCGATGGGGGTGAAGTTTTCCAGCATGGCGTTGGTGATGATGTATTCGGGGTTGCTGGCCGACTCCGTGGTTCCGCTGGGGCTGATTGTGAGCACGGTGGTGCCGGTGCCCACGCAGGACGCAAGAATGGCTTCCACTTCGGTTGCACCGTAGGAAAGGAACATTTCCAGCGTGACCTCGATGCTTTGGAGGCCCGAAACGAAACGGTGGCCAGTATCTCCCATGCTCGTGGATTCGAGGGGGTCGACGCCGATGGTCACGGTAACGCTGCGGCACTGGTCGCTCAGGTCGGTGGTGGTGGCGCCCTGCGTGACGTTGACGGTGGCGTTGGAAAGGAATGTGCTGGTGGCCATGGTTGTCCTTTTGCTAGTTGCGCCGTACGGCTA